TAACCTACTTACTGTCAGTTATATATTCTTTCCTGTAAGCTGCTCCGACTTGATATAAAGTATGGCATTTTCAGACTTTTTCCTTGCAAAAGTGCAATAAAGAGTGTGTACTTTCACAGAATGATGAGGGCGGTAATTTAGCTGCATCAAAGATTCGTAATCTGGAATGTCCCAATTACGAAATCTGTCTAATAGATTATGGATGCGGCAAATTTAACAGAAAAATACATATTATGGAGCAATATCCTTGATCTTCGTTCACGGGGAATCAACATTGCGCGGACAGCCCGTCGTCTTGGTGTGTCCCGTAATACGGTACGACATCTTCAATCCCTAAGCTTGGAGGAAGTCCTCCAGCACAAAGAACGGCATTACAAACTCCATGCCTACGAGCAGGCCGTCGCATCCCTCCTTACCAGTTTTCCCTCCATTTCCAGCAGCCGCATTGGCGACTACTTGCGGGAACATTATCCGGACTTTCCGCACGTCTGCGAGAAGACCGTCCACAATTATGTCCAGTTCGTCCGGAAGAAGCACCATATTCCTCCGGCCAGATAATCACCGGTCCCATTCTCCCAAGGAGTGGGAGCCCGGTCCGTCATATACATAATTCTTAACAGTAAACATTATACATTATCATATATGAATACCCAAAGCTTTACAAACGGAACAAGCCGCCGCCTGTCACGGGCTGTACGGCGCCAGGAATGCGGAACACATCCTTGCTATGAGCTCAGCACTTCCCAATTTTCTGACATGAAAGTCAGAAGACTCACCCGCCAATACGGTTTTTCCGGTTACAGCATTTACCGGTATCTCGTAAACGAGACACTCCACAACGGGAGCTACCTCCTGCTGTGGTGCGAGGAAACGGCGCAGGCGGTGGCCTCTTACTGGAATGCCTCTTTGGAAGATGTTACAAGAATTGTCAACGGCTGCATACAAGTCGGACTTTTCAACGGTGAGCTATACGAAAAACACCGCATCCTGACTTCCGCTGACATACAGCGGAACTATATGGATCATGTCAGATCCTGCGGTCTGCTCTCCCGATATCCCGACATTCCCAAGGAGTTCGAGCTTTCGGCCAGCTGATGTATTATCCACTTTAAATATAAAGCTTATGCCAAAAACAGCTAAAAAGGGTTTCACCTATTTCAGGTTCGAAACCGATCATTTCTATGATCCGAAAGTAAAGAGACTAAAAAATAAATTTGGAATGGAAGGCTGGGGTGTGTTCCATTTCATTGTAAACGAGATCTACCGTGTCGAGGGATGCTATATGGTTATGGATGCCGACGGTCTGTTCGACATCTCGGACTATTCCCGTATGGATGAGAAAAAGGTTTCGGACATCATCGACTACTGCGCCGAACTGGGCCTTTTCAACAAAGAACTGTGGCAGGACAAACAGATTCTGACCAGTGAGGAGATACAGGAACTGTATGTAGGCATCTGCAAGGCCATCCACCGCAAGCCCGGCATTCCGGAAAGCATCCTTCTGCTGGAAACGGAACCGTCACCGGAGTCCGCCACCATACCGCATGCCACTTGTGAACAGCAGGACACCCCGGCACATGAATGCGGATCTCCGGCTTCCCTTCCGGAGGATGGGAAGGAAATCCGGCAGGCCGTGACTCGCATACGCACATTGTTCGCCGCTGAAAAGGAACTTCGCGAAGAAGCGGACAAAACTCGCGAAAATAAACCGTATAAAATAAAAGAAAATAAAATATCCTCCCCAACCCCTCCGGCACAAGCCTCCGGTGAAGGGGAGAAGGATGAGGACAGGGATTCTCTTTCGGGAAAGCTCAAGTATCTGGGAGTGGACGAGTATTATACCGGCTGGATATACCGGCTTTCGGCCTGTTATCCCGAATTCCCGGTCGGAAAGGCGATCGAGGATATCCTGCAGAGTGATTTCCACCTGACCAAGGGGAACTACCTGTATCCTCTCGTTGAAAACTATATCGCCAAATACAACGCCGAGTACGGAGAGGCCGACCGGCAGAGGAGGCAGGAGGAAACCATGCGCAACCGCCGCAAGACGCTCGAGCTTCTGGGGGTCGCGGTGAGGGACCAGCAGGAGATCCTGCAGCTCGCCTCCGTGGCGCCCATGGTGCTGGACACCGCCCTGAAGGAGACCTGGGGGAACAAGAGGATCAAGAGCCCCACCAGGTTTATCCTGAGCCGTATGAGGCAGGCAGTTTCCGCATAGGAGCCGGAAACGCCGTGTTGACAATATGATGGAATTACCCTGAAAAGCTGTCCGCGAGGATGGCGGGAATAAATTTATAAATTTAAAGAACTCATCCTGCCCATCCGTGAGGACCGGCAGGAATCAAACGGAAAATACCATTAAAGCGACATAACCATGACATCACAGGAAGCCAATTCAATCCCGTTGGGAGACATCCTCTCCCATTACGGTTACGAGCCGTCCAGACGGTACGGCGGCTATGACATGTACCGTTCCCCCTTCCGTTCCGATACTTCCCCGAGCTTCAAGGTTTTCAGGGAGGAGAACCGCTGGTATGATTTTGGGGACGGTACGTATGGCAGGGCGGTGGATCTGGTCATGCGTGTGGAAAACTGCTCCTTTCCGCAGGCCATGAAGGAACTCGGAAGGATGAGGACCTCCCCGCAGCTTTCCATGCCTTCGATACGGAAACCGGAAACGGTGTCAGGAAGGCTTCCGGCAGCCGCCCCGATGACCGTCCTGAAGGTCATTCCCGTTCAGAACAGGCATCTGCTTGACTACGCCGCCTCACGTGGCATTGACGGGGAGATTGTCCGTAAATACTGTGTGGAGGTCCACTACTGTTTCGAGAGGAATCCGCGTGAGAAATACGCGCTCGGATTCGCCAACGACCACCGGGGTTTCGAGTTGCGGAACAGCATGTTCAAGGGGTGCGCCTACGCCAAGGATATTACCTGCATCAGTGAAGGCAACAGGTCCTGCGCCGTTTTCGAGGGCTTTTTTGACCTTCTCAGTTTCAAGCAGTACGCAAGGGAGCATCCGGAGATGCCCGCACTTGGAAAGCTGGACGTGTGCGTATTGAACTCCACGGCCATTGTGGACCGTTCAAAGGATTTCCTTTCAAAGTATGAGAAGGTGCACGCCTTTCTCGACAACGACGCCCCGGGACGCGGGGCACTGGGAAAGATACGGAGCTTCCTTCCTGAAGACGTGATACTGGTGAACGAGTCGGAACGCCTGTACCCCAGGTGCAATGATTTTAACGAATTCCTGCAGAAGACCGGGTGTCCGGCAGCGGGGCATGAAATATGAAGAGCAAAAAAACAGAACGATGAAAACATTTGAGGAAATATACCGGGATGCGGCAGTCCGGAACGGCTGCAATGCCGGGAAAACGTTTGCGAGGGTCATGTTCGAGGAGGGCATGAGCCAGAACCTTGAGCGTTGCATGGACAGGGCCGCCGGTTCCCATACGGACCTCATGGCCTTTGCCGGATGGTTCGGAAAGCGTCTGGCCAGGGAATCTGTCAGGTGCAATGCCGCCCGCGTGAACTTCTCCCAAGACATAACTATAGAAGGCAGGAAATACGCCACCCGGTTCGGTACGGTCACTTTCTGCACGGAGGAAAAGAAAAGCCTTGAGGAACGTGCGGAAGAGATTGCCGGAAGACTGCTGTCATCCGGCCTGTCAGATGACCTGAAAACGTTGTTGAAAGAAGCCGTACTGACCGGCTACGATTTACAGAAGGATGATTTTGATGAGGATTAAACGATCAGGCATGAAACAGAACAATGACATACCGGATAAAATCATGGAACGTATCCGCAAGCTGATGCGTCTGAAGGAGTCTACCACTTCCGAAGGTGAAGCACGGGAAACCGCCCTAACATGCTGCCATGACGCGCTTATTGACAAGTACCTGGAAAAAATAGGAGCCGGCACTTCAAAGGCACATCCGAGAAAGACCGGAACCGACCGCTCCGCGTATTACTCAGGCATGGGTGACGGCAGGAACATCAGTCTGAACCGGCAGATAAAAGGAGGTGGTATATGACAGTATTGTGGATATCATTTGCGGCCCTGTATGCACTGGGCATGCTGTGGCTTGCGTATCAGATCAGGACCGCCCCCAGTGATCTGGATTTATGGGGCGAGGAAATAGAATAAACCGTTAAAATCATAATAGTATGTACTTTATACATTATATACAGACTTATGCGTCGGTCAATAGGAAAGGCAGCGAGCTCCAGAGCCATATCCTGAAGTTCAAGGACTGCCTGCTCAAGGACCGGAACGCACTGGATGATCTGAAAGAGGAGATTCATTGCCGGATAGAAGAACTGGATGCCAGGTATCCGCGTACCCAACCCCTGCATTTCGATGCGGGAAACGATTCCGGAAGATGGTACATCCATGTGAAAGGAAAGCCGGACAATCTTGTATGCATCATCTCCATTGCAAAAGTGAGGAACCTGCTGGGAAAAGGCATAGTTTCCTTTCCCGGGAAAGACAAGGACGGAGAGAAAGGATGAGGAACACATACTGGTTTGCCGTGGACTATAACGGTACGGGACATCTTTTCACCTGTCCTCCCGAAAGGGACACGGGGATGTGGACCGGCGAGGAAGCCCTTTACATCCCCAAAGGACAGTTCGGAGAGATGTTTCCGCGAATCACCTGGCAGGACGCGCCGGTGGTGGTGACCCTGGAGGTGCTTCCCTGCGTGGAGACCCGGCGGCTGCGTCTTGTCAAGCGCTGCCTCCATCTTCTGCGGAGGCATACCGGCAGGAATCAGTCAAAGGATATGGAGGATTCACAATAACTCCCCCTGATGGTAGATGTATTAAGAAAGTTGAAGCTATAAATTGGATTTAATACAATAAGACCTATGGAAGCATTAACGGCATTACAATGGGCAAAAGAGGGTTATGTACCTAACGCTGATGCGGTAGGTGAAGAACGTTGGACTAATTGTTTTCACGGGCAGAAAGCAACATACTACAAAGACAACGAAGTTCACAAAGACTCTGAAACTGCAAAGGACATGCTTAGAGCTAAACGAAAAGAGCACAAAAAAGCATCAGATAAAAGGGACGAGAAGCGAAAAAAAAACATGGCTTATCGAGAGAACATGAAAACAGAATGGCAGTGGCTCCAGGAAGGTAGGATACCGAATCCGAATGCACGGTGGGAATATGGCGAGATTCTGAACAATACATTCAACGTGTGCAGTTACGGCAGCAAATATTGCTATTGTCATATTGATGAAACACATATACCCAAAGATAGTGAAGAGCTACAGAAAGCCATTTTTGATTTTCAACGGAAATAGCTGGATATGACTATAAACGATATAGAAAGGAATGAATTATGAATAAAAGAACAATTCAAATAGATGTTATCGGTCCGATAGAAGAAACTGAATTAATGAAATGTAAATTGTATGTTGATGGTCGTGTGTGTGTAATCGGAATGTCACGATATGACTATGAAGAGTTAATGCGAGAAAAAGTGTTTATCCGGGATGGTAAGAGCGTTGATTCTGCTGGTGTGATAAACACGACTAACACTTTCGTTGAAGATGATTAATATTAAATTAAAAAGGAATAAAATTATGAAAACATTAACTGTTGGAGAGCTTATAGAAAAGCTTAAAAAAATGCCTAAATCAGCCAATGTATTTATGCTCACAGATAGAACAGAATCAAACTGGGATGAAGAGAACGCTAAATTTATACGTGTTCACGGGATTGAATATGTAGAAAAAGAAACTGTATATCCTGATGATGGATTTACGGATAGTGTGGAACTTAATGTCTTACTTGAAATAGAGGAGGATGAAATATGACAAAAGAAGAGGTTCTTAAATTGGAGAGTGAAGATAATAGAATAATCAACTGCACAGGCAATAAAATTGAATTTGCCAACGGAGACGTTTATGCCATGAGTTCACCAGGTAGATTGTTTTACAAGGTGAAATGCTTTGTACTTTAATTCAAAACAAAATAGTAATGAGTAAAACAACAATTTATTATCTATTCCTAGTAGCAATGTATATGCTGCTAGGATAGGTGGAAAGGAGAGATATGAAACAGACAGTAGAAGAAGTAGCATACGATTATGCTACTAATAAAACGAAGTTCAGAAAAGACGTTCTGAAAGAAGTTGACGCGGATACCTACGTTTCACGTCATGCTGATAGTATGGAAGATTTTCAATGTGGTGCAGAGTGGCAGTCAAAGCAATCGCCTTGGATTAACGTTAAAGAAAGGTTGCCGGAAGAAGAACAAAAAATCTTCGTTTTGACAATGGGTTATGGCGTACCATATATTCAAAAAGAAACGTTTCGTAGAAGCAACAATTTAGATATAAAGGGAATATGGACTCACGGAAACAGTATCGTGTTGGCATGGCTTCCTATTCCGTCTTTCGATGATATATTAAAGAACAACAATAAAAAATGAAAGCAATAACCATAAAACAGCCGTGGGCCTCTTTGATAGTCCATGGTATTAAAGACATTGAGAACCGTACTTGGAGCTGCCCTAAGAAATACTTAGGGCAGAGGGTACTGATTCATTCAAGCGGTAAACCTTTGAATTATGATAATTTCTATGATTCAATACTTACCAATGAGCAGTTATTGGCATTACCGGAAAACAAAGAGTGGAAAGATTTTAGTTTTTGTACAGGCTCCATAATCGGAAGCGTCGAGATAATAGACTGTGTACAAAACCATCCTTCCATCTGGGCAGAGAAAGGAGTTTATAACTGGGTACTAGCTAACCCTATTCTCTACGAAAATCCAATTAAGGACGTGAAAGGCAAATTATCCTTTTGGGATTATCCCGGTATCAAAGAGGTAAAGATAGAATGTCCGGAATGTGGCAGTATAGAAATAGCTGTTGAGGACTATACAACGGCACCATTCCCAACTTATTTGCATAGGTGTAATAAGTGTGAACATGTGATTATAGAAAGTGAGTGGAAGGAGGTAAAACTATGAGAGATTTTTATGAACTGATAAACCAATATCCATGGACTACTATTTTTCTTGCTATTTTCATTTATGAAGTGATTAAATGTGTGATGTCTAATTTGAAAAAGAAATAGCCATGAGCAAACTATATAAAGTAACTATTTTCGGGGAATCATTCCTAATCGGGTGGTTCCCTTTCTCTTCACGCTGGTATAACAAGCTAAAGATAATCAAATGATAGTACGTCATTTTATAAGAGTTCCGGTTGGAAGTACTGTCTATTGCGACAATCAGCCGGTTAAAATACTAGAGAAAGGATATGCCCTTGCTCTATGTGATGTTAATGGGAAACGGGTATATATCACTTGCTATGATTTGGAAAAGAAACCATTCGTCAGCACGAATGGGGAAAAATGAAAAAGAGCCAACCCACGCACGACCATGAATCAGCTCTTCCTTACACGATTATGATGCAAATATACTATTTACTTTTAAAATAATCGTGTTATGGAACTGGATTTTAACAAAATAATTCGCCTTAAAAAGATTAGAATTGAGAAATCAGAACTTTCAGAGGAAGAAAACGCCTTGACCACCCCAATTTTGAAAGACAAAAGCCTTATCCATGAAATCTACAAAATATTCGTTGAGTTGCTGAATGAGAGAGGATGTCCACCGAATATTGACAGTGTTACCCAGCGGAAGAAGTTCATCTTCATTATCCTGTACCTGTTTTCTCCAAGTTCGCTTGCCGGTGGGAAAATGACAGCTGGGTTACGCGAAGAGATGTCAAGGGTACTTGGGGTTCAGTCCAAGAGTACAATTTCCGACAACTGCGCTGATGTCGTGTTTCTCTATCAGAACTATGGGGATTTCAGCGGGGATATAGAGTATCTTTATACCGAAATCGTAAATCGGTTAAGAATCAAAGGGCTAATCAATTAATGAGCCGGAGTTTAGTGCTCCGGCTTTTGTTATGTGTACACGGTGTTAAAAGTAACAAATATGTTATTTCTTTCTTCATCTTTGCTTGTTTTATTGTAACAAATATGTTACTTTTGTAGTGTCAATTAAAAATGTTCTTTGATTTTATGAAGTATTCAGAGTTTTACAAATTGATTGAATCAGCTGGCTGGACAATCAAAAAGGGAAAGAAACATTATAAATATGTTCATCCCGACTTTGACTACTTTATTCCTGTTGGCAGACATCAGTCTCAAGAGATACCCAATGGTACTCTTGACAGTATGTTGAAAAAGGCAGGGTTAAAGAAGTGAAAGGACTGCACCCACTTCGGTGGGTGCTTTAATTGACGAATTTAAAATACACGATTATGAAGAAGATTAAGGCAATTATCGAAAAGGCGAATGATGGGGGTATTTCCGTATATTCGGAGGATGTGAACGGAGCGTACGGTTTTGGGCTTACAGAGCAGGAAGCGAAAGATGATTTTATGTCCGTACTTGAGGAGCAGGCCGAATATTATAAAGAAAAACATGGAGACTTTCCTGTGTGGTATAAGTCTGGGTATTCTGTTGATTACATATATGATTTAAGCGGATTCTTCGAGGCATTTCCTTTCATAAATGCCAGTAAGTTTGCAAAGGAAATTGGCATGAATGAATCTGTCATGCGGAAATATAAGGGAAAGATTGTAACAGCTTCCGATAAACAAAGAGCTCTTATACAAGAGAGATATAATAATCTTCTCAGAAGAATGGAAGCTGTCAGATTCTGATATTCTAGCCGTGAGGCTCTGATATAAAATCAAGAACTAATTGACAACAGAAGGCGCATCATTTTGGTGCGCTTTTATTGCTTTTAATGAGGTTATCAATGAGTAAGCCGGAGTTTAATGCTCTGGCTTTACTTTTAATCTTTCACATATTTTTGGTAATACTCTCTTGTATTACTTGTTGGTAAAACAAGTGGAATGGAAAACTTTATTTTACTAACACTTTCATTTTGTATTGCATTTTCTGACGAAGTACCAACATTTATAATTTTGGCGATTCCTATTCCTGATTTATTACCTTCTTTTTCGGTAACGGAAATAGCTATGTCCATCTCTATATTTTGTACTTTGGTCTTTCGGTTATAATATTCATAATGAGATTCATTGTCAATATAATATTCTCCTTTTTCAGATTGAATATCATCGGGACAAATTAGGACATGTTTATCTTTGTATTTTTCTTGTGTTTCTGAAACAGCATCTATTATTTGACTAAGTGTTTCTTTTATAAAGTCTTTTAGTTCCATATTTTTTTATTTATAGTATTCTTTCCCTCGTATATTCTTGTGTTCCGGCATATGTGGTTCTCCGTCAAAATGTATTTTACCTCCACAGTGGGGGCAGGTGATGGTGTTGGCATCATCTTTTATATCCATATCATCAACAAAGAAGTCACCAACCTTGCATCCAATAACATCTGCTATCTTCTGTAATGTTCCTACTGTTGGATTTCTACTAAGGTTTTGGGCAAGTGTAACCCTTGTTATACCCATTTTTTTTGCAACGGATTCCATTGTGAAGCCTTTCTGCTTGATTATTGTCTTTACTTCCATGTGTGTATGATTTTAATCAGATGCAAATATAGGGGTAAAAATCGAATAAACAAATTAAATCAGCTTGTTTTGATTGAATATAGTCATTTGTATTAAAATATATTTAGATTATAATCATACTTATGCTGTTTTGTTAATATATGATAATAATCATACAAATAGTATATTTATTTATTGTATGTATGATTTTAATCATTACATTTGCATCATCAGAAACGAAGTAATAACAATTAAAAGATATACGATTATGACAACAAAGAATATCATCAGAGAAGTAAGTTACAAAGGTCACATAATAACAGTGTTTGAAGATGGCTTTCATCAAGAATTTGTAATCATAGATAATGACGAATCAAAGCTGTATGA